ACCGATTCCCGCGCAGCAATGCTTTTTTTCTAGTTGTAAATGGACCGGAAATGCCAATATGGCCGGGAATATTTTTTTCGACCCACTTATGAAGATCTTTACGATTAGAAGCATATACTGAAACAATAGGAGTTTTTGCCCCACGCATCGCAGTTCGAAAAGATGTTTTTAATCCCGCAGAAGCCGCGAGTTCACGAACTTCTCCTGCGTCAAAATTCTTATCCGGAAAAATATCGAAATAATATTGCATATTCTAATATATTTATAATAATTTAATTTTTAACTTCACTCTGAAGGAGAGTCATTTGGCGCAACGTAGGTGACGCTACCATCTGCATTAGCTACAAACACTGTAGGATCAATCGCGGTCAAACCATCGGTTTGACCGAGAGAATCAAGCGCGTTGTAAAGAGTATTGTAAACGGTAAGTGCTTCAACTGCCTGTGTTCCAAGAACGTCAAGAATTGCTTGTTCTTCGCCTTCAGTCGTAACAAGTGAATAAGCATTTTTTGCTTGTGCACGCAAAAAGCTAATTGTCTGCCCGTTAATCTTTTCAATTCGAACAGCGTTTAGGGTTGGGTTAGGTACTAGTGCCATGATTGTATTTATGTTAATTAGTTGTCAGGTGTATAAAATTTGCAGCTGTAAACATTAATCTTGGAGGTAGCTGTTCCAGAAGATGAATTTGCTGCTTCTATAGAAGCTCGTGATGTAGCAGATGCACCCGTTCCAGTTGGACCGCCTGTGGTCGAGATTGTGCTAAAACTATCAGCGCCATAATTGCCATAATACGCTGTTATGGTTCCAGATCCATTACTATAAACCGCCAAAGTTTGTGGTTGTAATCTCGTTCCAGAATAAAGATTTGCAAATGTTGTTGCTGTAAGGGTGGTTCCGTTATGTGCAAATACTCTCCATTGCGTATGTGTGGCATTGCGTTTTATCTCAACTCCAAACCCGTCATCGCTAATTGGATCATCGCCTGCAGCTGCAGGTGCACCTGTGCCTGTTCCAATAATTATCCTAATTCGATTTGATTCATCATTGGCTGCAAACTTAGCGATATTACAAGAAAAACCTATTGGCTTGCTAAAGTATATGCCAGCACCCGAAAGGCCGGGTGCACTATTAAGACCACGGCCAATCACTGCTTTACCATAGCCGCTATTACTTGTGCCAGATTGCAACGACACCCAAGCATCACCAGCGCTAGTTTGACTGACTGATCCAGTTCCAGTTTTAGTAAATGATGGTATAACCAAAGGACTCCACAATCTTGCAGAGTTTAGCCATCTGTCGGTATCGACTAGACTACGAGTCATTAACGAATTATCTGTGCTTGCGGCTTGACTTGTCGCTTCAGCTTGACCCGATATATTTACACCGCCATTAAAGGTGAAAGTCCCACCACTTTCCGAACCCCATTGGCTACTACCTCCTCCATCATAAAAGGTAGAACAAGCGAGATATCCAGAACTTATAGTTGCGTTATTAGCTACATCTAGATCATACGTATATACAACACCACCAGCAGTAATATCGTTAGAAACATCAAGCGCAGTAGATGGTGAGGTTGTTCCAATACCTACACTGCCGCCCGAATCGACATACAATGTTCCAGAACCAAGTGCTGCGTTACCTGCCTGATCAAACGCATAAGACGGTGAGGCTGTTCCAATACCTACACGGTTATTGGACGAATCAACGTATAGTGTGTTAGTGTCAACAGTTAAGTCAGAACTAAAAATAGCATTACTCGAAAATGTTTTTACACCACCAATTGATTCGGTCGAAGATTTATCAACATAGTCACCAAGATCTGTGATGTCTGACTCCGTAATTGGATCTACGGTAATTTCTTGACCAGAAAGACTAATATAAGTTCCTGATCCAGTAAAAGTAACGTCGGTAGAATTATCAGTTCCTGCGGCATCCACACCTAAAGCAGTTCGCATCGCTGCAAAATTTGCAGCTTGCAAAAACGCATCAACATTGGCACTTACTGTAACGTCTGACATGATTGTTTATTGGTTAATTTATTTATACTAGTTTAAAATTAGGTATTTCATATTCCGTAACGCCCCATTATATTTGATTCAATGGCGGAACGGTTTGCAGATTGATCGGAGTTATAAATTATAATTTCTCCAATTAATCCACTGAGAGACGAGTTTGTTATTGGTGAGTTTGGCCAATCTCCAATAGTGAAGTCCAAGGTTCCGGCAGAAAAGGAGTATGACCCTGAGGTTGGTGTCCCGCCTTGGTTTAAGCGCAATTGTGCATCCCCATTGTTATAGCAGGTGCTTAATAAATCTGGAACATTAGATGTTGATCGAGCAATAAAATCTGCCGTGGTAGTTGCATTTGATACGGTAAATTGAGGACCCGCGATTGCTCGCAAAGCTGTGCCGGCACCTCCTCCCGCGGTGTTACCATACACAAAGCCAACATCAGCGGTGCCTATTTCATGCACACTAAAACCACTCCATGCGCCAGAATTGCTTGCGGTTATAAGAGGTTCTCCAGATATGCCTAGCTTATCATTACTTCCATCAAATGACATAGCTGCGTTACCGTTGGAGTCCGTAATAACTGAACCACTATTTACAATCTTTGGTTGGGCCGCGGCCGTACTTTGCGTTGCGTTTTGGCCATTACCACTCTGATCATACCACGTCGTAACAAATGCATTTCCAGCGCCAGCAAATGTAGCTAAAGCGCCACCAGTAATATCTGCTGCCGAAAAATTATTCTCGGCATCATCACTGGAACGCCTTGCGCGAATAACATTACCATCACCACCAATGTTTTGAAGCGAAAACGCCGCTGCAGCACCAGGATATTGCTTTAACAAATGAGGAATGTGCGATAGCCCAAAAAAGGTATTCGTAAAGCTATTCGAAAATGGCGAAATAAATGTATTCCACGTTGTTGATTTAAAAGGCATTACTATGCAGTAACTTTATAAAATTCGAATGTAATATTTGTGGAGCTTCCAGCACTGGCTACAACAGCTTTTAAATCTCCACCAGGAAGATAAACATTTTCATTAATTGCTGCTGTGATCGATTTAGTACTTCCATCATCCTGAAGTGTAATAAAGTCTGAATCGGAATCTCGACGATATTGCAATGTAATAGTTGCACCATCAAAGGTTCCAGAGACACTTAAAAAGTGTAAGCCTCCATTAACACTAAAGAAATCCGGCTGACCACTATTTGTAATTGTTTGCTTCGCCATAATTTCTATTTATATGTTTTATGAATTATTTTTTTAGTTAAAAGTCATCGTCATCTTGTTCTCCACTGCCTTCTTCTTCAATCTCTTTGTCGAGTTGTTCAATCTCTTCATCGGTTTGACGAAGAATAACACGACGAACATACTTATTTGAAATATACTTACCGACCAGATCTTCCATCATTTGTGCCATTTCTAAGCGTTCGCGAAGAATTTCAAATTCTTTCATTTCCGCAAAGTAGTTGTCTTCAAGGAAATCAACGTTAATACTTTCTTCAATGGAAGCCCACTCACGCTCAGTGATAATGCCTTTAAGAATAAGCTGAATTCTTAAAGCGTCAATAAGCATAAAGGAGAATTTCTTTCTTAAACGATCAATGAACTTTTGGAATTTAACTTCTTCTCGAGAAACCTCAGTTGCTCGACCAATGCTAAATGCGGTATCTTGTTCTAATCGTGCAACAGGCACGTTTAAAGCACGATAAAGTTTACGTTGAAAGAATTGAACATCTTCAATCTGACCAAGATTTTCACCACCACTCAATGTTGTAATTTCCGTACCGCGGCCGCCTTCTCTTCGTGGAAGGTAAAAATCTTCAAGCATCGACATGTGGCGACGATCATCACTGATGTTACCCGTTGATGCATCATATACAAGTTTATTACGATAACGCGAAACAACTTGTTGAACATATTCTTCTGCCTTACCTTTTGGAAGGTTACCTACATCAATGTAGAAAATTCTACGTTCTGGTGCACGAGAAACACGATAAACCACAAGTGAATCTTCCATGTAGCGGAGCTGATTCACAAGTTTAAGTGACTTGTGCAAATGGCCAATTGAACGTGTCTTGGTTGAATCTTGAAGACCAGATGTTACGTGAATGATTGCGTCTTTAGCAAACTTAACACCATTAATTTGGTCTTGAGTTGTATTACCATGTTCGGGTGAATACACATAGTATTCATCAACAACCTTTTCAATTTCGAGTTTAGTTTTAGGATCAACCTCCTTGCTTACTTCTCGAACTTTACTCATGTGAGTTGTTTCAACCGGCCTAATTTCTGAAATACCCTTTTGAGGATTTTTGGCATCAATGATCACATTGAAATATGCTCTTCCATCAATGTACCAATTACGAAAATATTCAGGCGCATTATGATTGAAACGATAAAGACGTAAGACGTCATCAAATTCGTTTTGAATTTTTTTCTTTACTGTATCCGGTTGTTTAAGGTCTTTAAGTGTTAAACTAACCGGCGAAGAATCTTCACTCGCTGCAATTGCGCCATCCACAATATCAGAAATAGCAGAATCACATTCTGGTTGTAAAGAAGCTTCACGATATTTATGAATAATATCGTGATCTGAAAGAGCATCAGTGCCGGAAAGGTCAACAAACTGACCATAATATCCACCTCCTACTGTTACAGTAGCAGCTCCCTCTTCATTTGATTTAGGAATAGGCGAAATTACATCTTTACTCAAATCATCCTTTGAGACCTTCTTACTAATTTCGTATCCGAATAAATTCAATGCCATGATATATTTATTTATACCGATGCACAGGGTAGTTTTATTCCACCCTGTGCATCAGTAAGTGTGTTTTATTAAGAGGTAGTATTGGACGTCCAGTATTGATACGCCAATTCAACCGTGAATTCTTCGATTGTGTCAGCAGATTCGCTACTCACATCAATTGCAGAAATGTTAACTGGATAAGCACCTCGGAAGGTATATTGCTTAACTGAGCTTCCATCTTTGTCAAGTTGATCAACAAGCATATCAGTTTCGTAATCAATAGGATTAGTCAAACCGGTATTGCTTTGATGGGTATTAATCCCATTCTGCCAGCGCTCAAATGCGTCCCTAATTTCAAAACCGGTGTCATTAATAATGGTGATTGACCAGTTTTCATATGTACGGTCACCAGCTACTTTAAGCTGACGGCCACGATAAGGAACATCAATTTGTCCAATAACGCTTGCGGGCAATTGAGCTGCTTTACACATGAATTGTGCTAATTCAGTATCACCTTCAGCGTAACCGGGAAAAGTTAGAGTTGCCTTGAAAAGGTTTGCTCTAGCTCCTCCTCCAATGAGTTTTGCTTTAAATTCGTCTATAGTTGCCATGATTCTTTCTTGTTATTAGTTACCTGTTCCAACGATTTCGGAGAATTCGATTCCTGTACGAGTTGCTACGAAGTTAAGAGTGATGAAGTTAATTGAACGTGCAGGCTTGATGTAGATATCTGCAACAAACCTATTCGTATCAATAATATCACCAGTGTTATTTGTTTCATCGCACACAACTAAGAAATCATTGATTCCTCTTCGTCCTTGTACATCCCGAAGAAATGGTTCAACCATGTTTCGGAACATTGCACGAGTAAACTCATCGTTCAATTCGAACAGTTGGAATTTAGATGCTGTAGCAATTGCTTTTTCGATAACGTTAAACAATCTACGAACATTGATTCTATCAAACGCGGAAGGCTTACTTTGCTTTGTCTTATCACCGAAAAGCAAGATACCTTGCCCCGGTTGTGCAATGATCGGATTGATACCAGCTTTATACAATGTATCGCGATCAGTCTTGTTTGGATTCCACTTAAGCTTAGTTACACCAAGAAGATTTCCTCGATTGTAACCAGCTGGTGAGAACCAAGCATCGTTAGTTTGATCTGTTCGAGCGCAAAGACCAGCCATGTGACCAGAAGCGTTAATATAAACAAAATCATCGCGATATTTGTTATAAACATACACTGCAGAACTATCACATACAACATACGAGCTATTGTAACTAGTATGATCGGTAGTTACATCATCGGCGCTATCAGAAGAACGATCAGCTGAAATAAATCCTATACAATCTTTACGTGCTGTGCCAGCAATTCGAACAATTTCTGCACCAACAAGAGTACTATCATCGAATTGTTCTGCGAATAATAGGTTAATATCGATTTTTTCTGGATCTTGAAATTCTGCTAATGCAGTTACAACGTGACCTTCATCGTGAGCAGAACTTGCACCATCGGTACCATTGGCTAACGAGAAGTCAAGTAGATTTACATTATCAACACTTACAACCTTTAATGCAATGTTGTCGGTAGCATCACCACCAAGTAAGGTTCCACTAATTACGATTTCATCATCAACTGCATATTGGAAACCGCCATCAACTACATTAACACTGATTTCGTTTTCATCAGGCGAATCGCCACCACCTGCAATTGTGATTTTAAATTTCGCACCAGAACCATTATTGGTACTTGGAGAATTCGAAACACCAGTAGTATCCACATCATCAACGATTGTGTATGTACCATCAGTAAGTGAATTAGGACCAGTGATGTTAACTGTAACATCAATTGCACCAAGAGTTGGTGAATCTTGAGCATCAACACCGGTAGTGATTCTTGACATTGCGGCCAAGGCACCAAATGTTTTCTGTGTTGATAAACCAACTTCTCCAGGAAGCGCGTAATCTACATTATCGACACTTGCACGGAAATATTCTTTAAATGCTGTTTCGTCAATAAAGACATATTCGGAGTCGCGATTAATTACCGTTTTGTAATAGTTAGTTCCTCCATCTTTAACAGCGTCTGAATATAAAGAAAGGCCTTCAAAGATTTCAAGGACTGTGCCCTTTGTACCAGAAATTTGTCCATCTTCATCAACAATAGCAATATGAATTTCATCATTTGCTGAACTATCTACATTAGTAGATGCCCAAGATGTAGTTGAAGCTGCGGTAGATACAACACTTGATAAAGCGCTATCGGTAAAGTCTCCACTATTAGTAAGAGAGTGAGCAATCGAAACCTTTAAGCTATTACCCAATTTACCTGGGCAGCGTGCATGAATTACCGCTGCATTAACTGCTTCGCCTGGTGAATTACCATCAGCTGTTGTAAATGTAATATCATCAAAGGTGTCTTTATTACCAATGTATGCGCTGTGAACGTCGGTCGATTCGCCGTGTGCCGAGCCAGCAGCATTTCGTGCTGCAGCATCAATTGCACGGGAAACGACAAGTGCGTTACCGTATTTTAAAAAGCTTGCGGCCTGCAAGAATGGAACAAAGTTATCATATTCACCACCGGTAGCTGTACCAGTTGGAACACCATAAGCATCTGTTAATTCTTTTTCAGAAGAAACTGTTTTTGTTTCTCCAACAGGGCCCCAGCTGAAGTGACCTGCGAAAGCA